ATAAAAGCCATTAATCAACTCCAAAGAATCTAACGCTGCCATTAGGGTAGAATTGTAGGGTATTTTCAGAGGGGTTGTTAAGGTCTATCCCGTTTAAAGATTTGGCTATTTCTAGCAATGTACCATTACATGCTACATAACTTCTCTGGATGTATTTTTGCATACGCTCCAATGTGGACAAAGGAAATGTTATCTTATTGATTCGTAAGTGCCTGCTTAATGTATCTTGGAAAAATGTTGTGCTAGCGTCAAATTCAACCCCACCGACTTTTAAACCCTCTTCTGTCACGCTTACGTTCGTGAAAACAACAGCTTGGCAAATTGTAAAGTCGAAAGACTCAATTAGTTCCTGCGGCATCGTAAAGTGTCTGCCTTTGATAACCTGAAACCAACGCTCTTTATAGGTATAGTTGGCAATCTGATCGTTTTCGTTTATAAGCTTGCCTTTTTCCTTAAAAAACTTGATTAGCTCATCCTCCGACTGCTTGTTAGTGGTGAACATGTCGATATCCTTGATCTCTGCGTTGGACAAATAGTCTCTGATGGCACCCCCAGCGATAAAGACATTGGGACGAAGAGTTTCGGGAAGTTCCTCAAGGATAAGTTTTTGATAGTGATATTTAAGTTTGTCAACGTTTTTCATAAAACTCCTTTTTAAATCTTTTATCATGAATACTAAATCGTGTCAACACCATGGTATATATTATTGTGACAATACCCTGCCTCCTTTGGGTATTTTCGCTTCTACCCCCCTAAAGGCCCCTTAATTGGGGCTTTTCTTTTTTTCTAAAATCGTGGTATATTGAAATATAGATGAGTTGCAATTAAAAACACACTGGAATAGACAAATGACATTTACGCTTTATAAATGGCGAAATAAAAAGAATGAGTCTGAATTTAACAGCCCTGTCTTTTATTTAAGGAATGGGGTTGCAGTTGAGTTTTGGGGGTTTGGGTTTGAGTTTTCTTTTAACAAACTACACATTACCTTGTCTTTGTTCTCGCCCAACGCTATGTATGAAGCACAGTTTATTTTTAACAAAAAATATAACACATTTAAAGATAATATTTTGTTTGAGAAAACGTGGTAAATATAAACACACCCTTATTTCTCTCCTGAGCGTTAGGATGTAGGGTTGGAAAGGCGACCGATAGCCAAAATGTTTCTAGAGCATTAAGTCGGTGACAGTTGTGGAGAGACACAGCACTTGTCAGTAGCTATGCTACTGGTGTTCCTTAGGTGCTCTGGCTTGCGGGACGAAGTTAAATGGCTCAGATAAGAGCAGCAGCCTATTTATTTTTATAAGGGGCCACACAAAATGAAAAAAACATACGAAATCATTGTTGATGACGCATACTTCAATGAGCCAGAAGACTACCTCAAATACCTAATGTGTGAAAATATAATTGTTGTAAACAATGGCTGGTGGAACAAGGAATGGTCTAAAGATAAAATAACACTCTCCGTTATATGCAACGACGTTTTTGCTTGGGGGTGTTCGGATGCTGAGGACATAAATTATTCTGATTTAGAGCCTTTAGCCAAAGCTCACCTCAAAGACCCCACTTGGGGCGTAGTTGCTTGGTGCATTAAAAAAAGAAAACAAATGCCTCAAAAGCCAATTGTTGACAAAATGACAAAAGCAGGCTATAATTTAGAAGAGCTAATTGGCGAAGAAAGGGGGAAAAATGAAAAATAAACAAAACCACAAAATTTCTCTTTTAGAGCTGGTAACTGGCACAGTGATTATTGCTGCTAAATGTATTAGAGATTTGTTGTCTGTGGTATTAACGTGTTACGTGCTTCCACTTATTATATGTCGTCTTGCCTACTATTTTGACTTTTTGCCATTTATTAATGATGCGGATTTTTTTAAAGCTGTATCCGTTACCCCACTCCTTAACATTGGAGGGGCTGTGTACATAGTTGTTGCAGCCATTTTAGCATTGCCATTTGTAGTTATAGAGTGGTTGGTAAATTTAATTTATTGAGATAGGTTGAGGAGACAAACACAAATGACAAGTAAGAAAATGCTCGGATCTCTATTACTACTGACGGTATTTGTGATTGTATTTCTTTATTTGATATGGTTGCGTGGAATTTGGATCGCTCTAGGTTGCGCTGGTGTCACAATTCTGACCACCGATCTTATTATGATTGCAATTGATATGTTGACGGAGAAAAAGTGATTCAAAATACTTATAAAAGAATCGTAAAAGACGGTAAATTTTGTATTGAATATTTTGAAACGCATATCGGTAAGAGTAGGATTATTTTTGAATCCAAAAGTGAGATAGAGACGATGCGTAGATATAAGAGATTGAAGGAGCTGGAAGAGTACGAAAATAGTTTGTGGGATGAGTTTTTTGTAAAACAAGAGGAAAATGAAGAATGGTAAAATTTATAGTGAATTATATATCAAGCGACGATAGAATAAAAGAGCCGACTTGAAACAAGGAGAACAAAATGAGTGAAGTGCTTTATTCCCCCAAACACAATGAGATTTTTATATTCACAGGATGCTTTAGCTACGACGATAAAAAGAAAACCATGACTTTGTATGTTTTCTCGGGCAAAAAAGGTTATGCCACTATTAAGGCTAAAGACCTCGTTCATATAGGATGGCTATAAGCCAGACAAAAGAACAAACGATTGACGATTGGGATAGCATGGAAACACCAGACAAGTGGGTAATTTTAAAATTAAACAGCAACGGCAAAACCCTCTTTAAGGTACTGGCTGGGTGGTCGGGTTCTTATTTAAAGGGGCAGAGCTGGAGGATTAATAGCGGGATTGTTAAGGTAGAGTCTAACGACGACCACTATTTGTTTTATGGTCATTCTGGCTCTGTTTACAAATGCAGAAAAACATGTTATGGTATGAATGCGATTATGTCAAGCATTGCAGCTAATTTTGAAGGCAATCCTGACATAAAGATCATGGCTGAACAAGATTTCAGTAATTTGATGGGGGCGGTAGATGGGTAAAGATAACGGCTATTCTGATAGCAAAGCAGACTCACAAGGCTCTAGGATCAAAGAGCTTGAAACGGAAAATCAACAGCTTAAGCAAATTATTAAGGAAACATTGCCGTTAGCTAGAGAATACGCTCACAAGAGATCCACATTTGCACCTACAATCGTTAATGAAGCCATTGATAAAGCATTAAAGCTTGGTGTAAATTTATGGAATGGACTGGCTCCCAAGTACGCTGATGACGGTGACTTTGGCAAATGGAACCCAATCGTTGGAAAGTTCGTGGAAGAAGAATGGGTTGAAAATCAACCTGTCGATGTCCGCATAGATATGGCTTCTAACCCTAACCTTGATCCAAAACTCCATGAAAGATTGGTTGGGGATAAGAATTGGCGTGTTCGTGAAGCGATAGCTTATAACCCTAACCTTGATCCAAAACTCCATGAAAGATTGGTTGGGGATAAAAAGAGCAATGTTCGTGTAGCAATAGCCTCTAACCCAAACCTAGACCCTAAATTTCATGAAAAGTTAGTTAACGATAAACATTGGGGTGTTCGTATAGCAATTGCCCGTGCCCTTAACCTTGACCCAAAATTCTATGAGAGATTGGTTAGAGATAAGGATTGGGGTGTTCGTAGAACAATAGCCTCTAACCCAAACCTTGACCCTAAATATTACGAAAGATTGGTTGAGGATGAGAATTGGGGTGTTCGCGCAGGAATAGCTTCTAACCCTAACCTTGATCCAAAATACTTTGAAATATTGCTTAAAGATAGTGATCCAGCCGTTCGTATAACAATAAAAAAGAATCCTAGTTATATTAAATTTGCCAATTTAAAAAATAAAGGTTAGAATTAGAAACATATATTAAATTTTATGGTAAATTTAACTAAAAAACATCAAGAACATATTAATTGGACTAAAAAACTTCCTAACTCTAATTGGCAACTTTGGGCAACAAGACACTTTAAAAATAAACCAGAAGATTTTACTCCAGAAATAAAACAAAAAATTGAACATTATGCTGGAAGTTTTCATATCCCAGAAATTTCAAAGGTTCGTTTTGAAAAACATCATAATTTGCATTTTGGCCTCCAAATGCTTGAAAATGCTGAAAAACAGTACAACGATAGAATAAAAAATAACTTAAATATTTTAAAACCTACTCCCGAAACCATTAAGTTCGTACAAGGAGTCGAAAAACCAAATAGACATTGGTTTAACTTAAGTAAAAGTTCTTGTGTGGACGAAGGAAAAGCGATGGGACATTGCGGAAATGTTCCTTTAAAAGTTAAAGGGGATGAAATATTGTCTTTTAGAACTGAACATAAAATTGGGGATAAAACCTACCATGAACCTCATCTAACATTTATTTATAATCAAGGTTTCCTTGGAGAAATGAAAGGTAGAGGAAATGAAAAACCAGCCAAACATTATCACCGTGAAATCGCTAACTTATTAAAAGATCCTAGGATTAAGGGTGTGATGGGTGGAGGATACGAACACAAAAATAATTTTCATTTCACTGATTTATCTCCAGAATTACAACAGGAAGTTTTAAAAGCAAATCCAAACCTAATTACTATGGATGACAGTGATGAGGATTTGCATAGAATTTTGTATGGAAATGTTACTTTTCCAGAAAAATATAAAGATATTTTAAAAGCAATTGTTTTTAATCCAAATTTAGATCCAAAACATCATGAAAGATTGGTTGAAGATAGTAGAGTGTATGTTCGTGAAGCAATAGCCTCTAACTCCAATCTTGACCCGAAATTCTATGAAAGATTGGTTAATGATAAACACTGGGCTGTTCGTATAGCAATTGCCCGTAACCCAAATTTAGACCCAAAACATCATGAAAGGTTGGTTGATGATAAGGATTCGGATGTTCGTAAAACAATAGCTTCTAACCCCAACCTTGATCCAGAATTCCATGAAAGATTGGTTAATGATGAAGTTTGGAATGTTCGCGCAGCAACAGCTCTTAACCCCAACCTTAACCCCAAATTCCATGAAAGATTGGTTGAGGATAAAGAGGATAGTGTTCGTCAAGCAATAGCTTCTAACTCAAACTTAGACCCAAAACTCCAAGAAAAATTAGTTGGGGATGAAAATAAATATGTTCGAGCAATAATGGCTCTTAACTCAAACTTAGACCCAAAATTCCATGAAAGATTGGTTGAAGATAAAAAGGAAAATGTTCGTGCAGCAATAGCTTCTAACCCAAATCTGGATCTAAAATTTCATGAAAGGTTGGTTAATGATGAGGATTGGAATGTTCGCACAGCAATAGCTTTTAACCCCAACATTGATCCAAAATTATATGAAAGGTTGATTGAGGATGGTGATTGGAGTATTCGTTCAGCAATAGCCTCTAACCCTAACCTTGATCCTAAATACTTTGAAAGATTGCTTAAAGATAGCGAGCCAATTGTTCGCCAAGAGATAAAAAATAATCCTAGTTATATTAAATGGAAAAAGGAGTGGAAAATGACTAAAGAAGAATTTGCAGAAAAGGTTTTAAAAAGTCCAAAAAATACTGTTTTTGTTAATACAGATCAGGTGTTGAATGCTATTGAGGTTTTTACTGATCTTGGCATGCTACCCCCTTTGACTAGAGCTTTGCCTGAAGATTTCTCAAATACAGGGTTTGACCAAGATTTTTTAGATGAACATGAGTTTCAAGTTAATAGGTGGGAGGAATAATGAAATATTACGATAAAACCAAAAGAAAGCCCACGGCTTTAGTCGTGGGAGCTGTCAGGAAATTGTTCTTTGCAAAACTATGGGAATTTATTTTTGGGTATGATCATCGAAGATGGTTCCCAGAGAAATGGGACTTATCTGAAGTTTTTATTTGGAAAGAATATGGTAAAAACGAAGGATTCGTGAGATATTATAAAAGCTCAGACAGATATTTAAAATTTGTCAACGGTGTTGACATTAAATTTTACGAAAATACTTTTAAAGTAAAATATATCGTCGGATATACTAGGACTGGAATCTGTAGTATCGGGGTTAATAAAAATAGATTAATGGGACTCGTACATGACAAATAAAAAGTTAATTATAAACTCCTTTTCGGAATGTCCTCATTTTGATAATGAATATTGGCATTATAGTCAAATATGTGAAAAGTTAAATAAAGAAAACAAGCAATATCTTAAGATAAAACCAAAAGAAAGCCCACGGCTTTAGTCGTGGGAGTATGTCAATGATTTGTTTTGAGATTGACTTAAACGGGGAACGGTTGTATAAAAGAATAAAGATTGAAAACCCAAATACAAAAGTGGAGATTGTTAATGAAACCATACGCAAGTCTTAACATTGAAACAGCAGGCCTAAATTCAAAATCACATGAAAGGTTGGTTAATGATGAGTCATGGCATGTTCGTAAAGCAATAGCTTCTAATCCTAACTTAGACCCTAAATTCCATGAAAGATTGGTTGGGGATGAAGATAAATATGTTCGCGCAGCAATAGCCTCTAACCCTAACCTTGATCCTAAATACTTTGAAAGATTGCTTGAAGATAGCGAGCCAATTGTTCGCCAAGAGATAAAAAATAATCCTAGTTATATTAAATGGAAAGAGGGGCAGAAAAATGACTAAGGCTTTGCCTAAATACATTTTATCAGGAGAAATTTAATGAAACCTTACATAAGTCTTGACATTGAAACAACAGGCCTAGACCCAAAATCACAAATACTTCAGATTGCTATGGTCTATGATGATTTTAAAACGCCAATCGATCAGCTACCAACATTTAACAAAAAGATTTTTTACGAATCTTTCTCACATGCCGAACCATACGCTCTCATGATGAATGCTAAATTGATTCAGGAAATGTCAAAGGGTTACGGTAAGCTCGGAGACGATTGGATTCATAGCGAATATGCAATTGGCTATGTTATTGATTTCATGATAAAATTCACAAAAGACAAAAAGGATAGGATTGTTTTTGCGGGAAAAAATGTTGCTTCTTTTGACATTCCAATGATTCGCCAAATGGCTGCCAAACAGGGTGATGAGGGTATTTTTAACGACCTTTGTCACTATAAAACAATCGACGTTGGATCTCTCTATTTTGATGTATTTAAAGAGAATGTTAGCCTAAGTAAGATTAATGAATTGACAGGAAGAAAGCCAGTAAGCCACGATGCTTTGGACGATGCCATGGATGTGGTATATGCCATTAGGCATAAGTTGGGAGTTAAAGTATGAATTTGGTCACTCAGTTTGGTTATTTACAAATCGTTGACTTGGATTTTTTTGTTAAAAATCTACAGGTGCGACCGTTGATTTATGGTGATTTTAGTTATCTTCAAAGAATTAGCCATGGAACGATTGTCCATCGCACGACTGATGGACTGGAAACTTTGAAAAACGACAGTTTTGTTAAAATAGAGCCAACAGTCCGTAAATTTGAAGTAATTGGTGATATTGAGCAGGGAATAACTGAGGATATCAAAAGTAACATCAAAATGAAGGGCGAAGCTAAAAGCGTTGAGCAGATTCTCTTAGATTATGTTGACAGATTTGGAGAGCCAACACATTTAGTCATGATGCCAAACAATCTGGTTATGCCAGTTAATTTTAATGACTTCCATGTTAAAATTTTTAGTAATAAATTTGCTTTTTGTTGCATAGAACCAGATAGGTTTTTTTCTTATGAGTATGATTTAAATAAACATTTGAAGGAGATTAGGGCTTGATAAAAGAATATATAGAGTCTTGGCTTAAAAAGAGAATTGACTATGAGCTTCAGGCTAAGGGAAGGGCTAAAATCAATAATACAGGATGGAAAAAGCTTAAAAATTATCATTTGCGTAATTATATCAAGCAGTTAGATAACCCCTTTGGCTTTCTTTTTCAGTTAAAGTACAAACATAGGGGGCTTTTTAAGGATATATCTTGCGCAAATAGGCTTTATTATGTAGAATTAGATAAAAGAAATGAAAAGATGGGATTGACAAAAAAGGAATGGTAGTCCGAAAATGACAACGACATGGCTTTTGATTGTATTTTTAAGGGCGGGCAATGCTGGCGGAAGCCAAGTGATCGGAAACTTTTTTAGTTTACAGTCCTGTTCGGCTGCTGCCAAGGAAATAAAGGCGGATATGGGCGCGATATATGAGGCACATTCTTGTGTGCAAGTTAATAGGTAAGGTATTATTGATTGTTTTGATTAGCATTGCAAGGGGAATTGGTATGGAATTGGAAAACTATATGGATCGATACGGCAGAGTTCATGACGAAATAACCACAAATGGATCTGCTTCATCAAATAACGGCTGGTTATTTACGGCAGTGGCCCATAAGCTTGGGGCTGACTTGAATATCGACCCTGTAGCTGCCCGTTGGTGTGTAGAAAAAAAGGAAAGACACCCGTTTGTGTCAAAAACCCCGCCTATTTCGCGTGACGAAGTTCTCGGCCTTGTCGCTCTTGGGTTTATGACCAAAAAAGACCTAAAGGATTGGAATTTCAGCCCCTACAAAGTGCCTAAATTTAGCTTGCAAAATCTTTTGCTACAAGCAATTAAGTTGGTAGACTGGAAAAAGCTCAAGCTCAAGCATAGAAATACCTTTTGGAAGGAAGGGTATGACCAAATCTATAGATTTGCTTTTTCTGTGCCGCTTTCTGACCGTCATTTTATTTTAAAAAAGTCTGGAAAGTATAATTTTTTCTATCACATGATTCATATTGCTGCTCATTTCAAGCAGCCTTCTGATAGGTCGGCTCGACTGCTTAGATTTTTAAAAACAGGCAAGGACAGGACTGCCGTATTAAATTACTTTGGGCCAGATCACCCCTTAGCAAGGATGTCAAATGCTTATTGAAGAGTTTAACAGTATTATAGCCAAGCACAGGCTACATGCGCCCGCAGGCACCGAAGTTCGCATCCTTAGGGAAATGGGCGGAGAGGTTCAAGTTGAGATTATGGGCAAAAAGGTTTGGGTTGAAAAGCGACTAACCAAACCTTACACACCTGAACATAGTAGGTCAGAGTTTGAGCCGCAATGCTCTCTTGATTTGGATGATTTTCAGCTCCCTGCTGGGCCATTTAAGCTTTTAATGTGGATTCGCCACCTAGAGCAGCCCGTATTTAGCGGCAAGCATGCGGAAAGATCAATTAATATGGCATCTAGAACGGTTAGGGACAATCTAAAATACCTAGAGCTAGCTGGAAAGATTTCTGTTCAGCATTTTGCAGGTCGAGGTTACAAAGTCACCTTAAAGGAGGAAAACAATGACAAAGCCAAAATCCACTGAAGAAATTGTCAACCCCAACCCCGAGGGGCTGGAAAAAGCACAGAAAATTGTTAAAGACTTGTATAATCACGAAGTATCAGAAGAGTTTCTTAGGCAAATGGAAGAGTGCCTTATTGAAGATCGTTATTTTCTAGCGGATTCAGAAAAAAAAGGGCGACTAATGGAGTCTGGATTTTACTTGAATCAGCAGGGCAACCTTGCAATTGTTTATCCTGACCAATCAACAGAGGTGTGGGTAGACACAAACGATCAGGTCTATTTTAATGAGAACAATTGGATGAAGTTTAAAATGAATGACTTCTACGCTAGCTTTTTTAATTGGGAGTTCTTATGTCCACTATGAACGAAGAAGGAAGTGTTAAATGGTCTCTTTTGGTTGTTGTCTTAGCTCTTACAATTGCAGAAAGCTTAGATGAAAAGCGACCACAATTAGAGTATGAGGTGGAAGTGGCTGAAAAGATTGAGGATATTCCTAAGCCAGAAGAGCTGCGCGAGCAAGTTACGGCGCCAGATGTAGATCCGCAGCCAGAAGAGCTGCGCGAGCAAGTTACGGCGCCAGATGTAGATCCGCTCACCCCACCGCTTAAACCATGTGAAATAGACCCTAAAAAGATAGAATGTGTGTTGGAGGCTATGGAGCTATGAACCCTCAAAAAGAACTTGATATTTTTTTAAAAAACAATCCGCATTTGATGCCGTTCCAACATCGTATTAGTAAAAAATTAAATGAAGTGCCCGAAGAAATGCGAATTATCGCCCTTAGCCAGCTTTTAGTAGATAACCTTCAGGAGTTAGCTACAGAACTAACGCTTTTGCAAATAAAAATTGAGGAATTAAATGCTTCTCAAATATAGATTTTGGCTTACCGTTGTAATTCTTTTTCATCTTGCTTTTGTAATTGGAATGGGCGATAAGGGCGATGGTGACGGTCAAAATGAAGGTCAGAAGCAGGAGCAAGGGGGCGGAGGAAATCAGGATGAGGGGAATAGGCTTTATGATGCTGAAGATGACAGGTTTGGCTCGTTCATTAATAAACCCGAAAAAAGAAAGTCTATATCTAAAATAAAAATCCATTTTGAAGATGTAGGTGAAAAGAAGGCGGACGAGAAAGAGGCGGAAGAAGCAAAAGATTCGTCAAAGGAATGCGGTAAAGATTTCTATTACGGCGTCGGGGTACAATTTGATTATAACGATACAATACTTGAGGTAGGTCAAGGCTATGCGGCCGATAGAGCTGGGCTGAAGAAAGGTGACAAAGTGTTGGGGTATGTTGACCATGCTAACCCAAAGGTGTTTGTTGAGGGAATTAACTTTAGAGGTACAGAAGGTGTTGGAATTGATATTTACGTTATTCGGAACGGAGAGAAGCTAAAATTTAGTATGGTTAGGGAAAAAATTTGCTACAACAAAAAAGATACCCCATAAGGTGGTATATAACATAAAAAGGAGATTTTATGCCAAGCACAAAAAATGGAACAGCAACACGACGCAACAAGAAACTGACAAAAGGATCGGTCAATTTTATCGTTAAAAATGCAGGCAAGCTTTCTGGACGTGCGATTGCCAATATTCTTCACCGCCCTCTTAAGACGGTACAGAGCGTTGCACACCGAAACGGTGTTAGCTTGAAGGTAGGCTAATGAATATTATTGGCTTAGAAAACTTAACTACGGGAGCAAAGATTTATATCGGTTTTCAACTTGTGTATTTGGCGTTGGGGCTGTTTTACACCTACGTCCAAGTACAGATTTTGAAAAATTTGAAAAATAAATAATATGCTTAACAAGAAGGTTTTAGAAAAAGCCAAGAAATTAGCTATCATAGCTGGAATAATAGCCCTGCCCGGCGGGGCTATTATAGCCATAGGCTTGTTGCTAAAAAAGAAGAAAAAATGAATTGGAGCGAATACTTTACAAATTTATCCGAAGCGGTCTCAAAAAAGTCAAAAGACCCCTCCACAAAAGTCGGAGCTGTGATTGTTGACCAAAACAACACGGTTGTGTCTGTCGGATATAATGGATTTATCCAAGGATGTGATGAATCCAAGCTATCTTGGGAAAGACCGCACAAATATTTGTATGTAATTCATGCAGAAATGAATGCTTTACTCTTCGCAAAACGAAATTTACAAGGTACTAAGATGTTTTTGACGGACGCTCCGTGCGATAACTGCCTGAAACATTGCCTTCAAGCTGGAATTAGAGAAATTTATTATAAATCTGCCGACGTTATGGCTCAAAGAGGTAGCCAAGATCAAAAAAATGCCATCAAAAAGCTAATTGAAGCAACTGGAGCGAAGGTGGTTAACGTCATAAATGGCAAAAACATCGAGGAAGAGCTATGAAAATGCTTAAATTATTGGTTTTATTGGTCATTTTTGGGTGTTCAACGCCTCAACAAGCCCCCTCCTGTTATGGGCAGATTAATCGTGAGCTTGAAGAGTGTCTTCATTGGCAACGAACAGCTCCCTATAACGGTTCAAGAGATTTTTTGCCTTAATTCTTGACACTTTTATACTCTTTGCGCGATAATATGTGCAAGGAGGATTTATGGAAAACAAAAAATTGATTGATTTTTATTCTAAAAACTTAGAAAAACTAGATAATGAGTGGAAAAAAAATTGCTTTGACGGTAAAAGATCAATAAAAGAAAGTGGAGACTTATATTTTAACAGTAAAGCTTTTTGGGAATTTGTTGTAAAAAAATTTAGAAAAAAGCATGAATGATTACGAACAAGAAAGATTAAGATACGAGGAGCAAAGACTGCAGCTTCAAAAGCATGCGCTTAAATTGCAGGTGATCCAAGTTCTTGTAACTATGGGAATTCCCTTTGTTCTTTTTATTTTAGGAAGGATTTTTAAATGAAAGATCTTAAAAACGAAATTAATCGTTCTTTTACAGGGGTAATGACTAAGGTTGATCTTTTGGCTACACTCACAACGGAAGAGATTGCCAACTTAAGTAATAGAGTCCAAATGATCGAAAATGCTCTATCTGTAATGCAAGAGGCTATGCTTAGAATGGAGCAAGCTATAAAGGAATCCAATGAGTTATCAAAGCCAGATTAGCAATTTGAAGCGACAAAATAAAGCCCTTATCTTTGGGTTGGCTTTGTCAATTGCAATTAATATTTTTGTTAATGTAAAAAAAGATAAGATTATCAAAAACAAAAACCAACAAGTTGAAAGATATACTGACGTTAGTTTAGAACTTATTAAAGATTTGGAAAGATGTAAACAGCAAATTAAAGATTGAGGGTTCAAGATGGACTTTACCTGTCCCGTATGTCTGGGTTCTGGAAAAAGACTCGATCTTATTTGCGGGTGGTGTAATGGTTTGGGGTTTGAGCGGAAAATCTCAAAAAAAGAAATGATAGAGTTTATTAAAAACGAATGCTCTAAAAACAACATTGATCTCAAAATAGAAGAAGGCGCTGAAGTTTATTGTGGAGATATAGAATGCGCCGCTTATTTTTCAATTGAAAATAAAGAAATAAAAATAGCCAAAAACACTGTTCACTTTTTTGAAAACCTTTTGCATGAATTTTGCCATTTAAGGCAATATTTGTGGCAAACCAAGGCGTGGAAGGAAGCTGTTGTAAATGGAAGAGACGCTGCTGACATTATTGATATGTTTGTTCTTAATAAAAAAAATATTTCTTTAGAGGATTTTAAAACAGCAATCCAAAAAACTATTCAGTTGGAGTGGGAATGTGAAAATATGGTGCTGGAATACTTGCGCCATATTAAGGACTACTCAGAGCAGAGAATCGAATCTTATAAGCTTAACGCCTACGTTTATATGAGATTTTACAGAGGAGTTGAGCACTTTAAAAAGTGGCATCTACCTAACAAAAACTACCAAAAAATGGGGATTCATGGGCAATATGTGGAGCGTTTAAATTGTCTCCCTGCCTATGACGACCCGATTACGGATCAGGAAATTGAGATTGTAAAGGGGTGTTTTGAATGAGAACGATTAAAATTTATTGGGAAATGATTTGCCGAATGGTTTGGTGGGGCTGGAACATGCGCCATAGCCATGATTGGGACTTTGCCTACCTATACCGCACTATGTATTTAAAGCTTAGCAGAATGGAAAAAACGCTATTGTCCAAAAACAGCTACGCTCTATGGACAACCCAAGAAAAAAGCAGGATTTACAGATCCTTGCAGGAAGCAACGGAGATAGCCAAGAGACTAAGCGAGGGCGAAGAAGACTCCCGATTTACCATGCAATTCTTTGAAAAATACGGGTTTAGAGGCAGCCTTGCAAGCTTGGTGGATGGAGAGGTTGAAAAAATACCCGAAGCAAGATATAATCAGATGTACAGAGCCGCAATAAAAAAGGATAAGGCTCATTATGATGGGCTTAAAAAAAGGTTCTACTATCTACTGAGCACTTTTGGCGAAAGATGGTGGGATTAGATGAAAAATAGAAAGGCAATTTTCTTTACCTCGGATTGGCATATTGGGCATGCTAATGTCCTAGCTTTCGATAATAGGCCGTTTAAGGATCTTGACGAAATGCACAAGGCTCTTGTACGAAATTATAACGCAACCGTTCCTGAATGCGGCGTTTGCTACTTTCTGGGCGATATTGGCATGGGAACCGTTGAGGTTGTTAGAGAGGTTATTTCTCAATTAAATGGAATTAAAGTTTTAGTCAGGGGAAACCACGATCGTAAAATGCACTCTTGCTATGAGCTGGGTTTTGATGTAGTATTAAATGAGGCCGCCATTTATATTCAAAATGAGCGTGTAACTATGACACATTGCCCACTAAGAGGTACGTTTAGAGAAGACGTTATGGGTATGAAAGGGATTGTTGGGACTGAAAACTGGCATGGAGAGTATAAACAAAAAGAATTTTCGATTGAAAATCGAGGGCAGTACCATTTGCACGGGCATATTCATAGCCCAAATGGTGGTAAAAGCCAGAAAATTCTTGGGCGTCAATACGATGTGGGGGTGCCAGCCAATAGATACAGACCAGTAAGTATTTCCGAGATTGAATCTTGGATTGTAAAAACTAAAGGAATGAGAAATGTTTGAGGTAGGTGACAAGGTGGCAGCCTTTGGTAATCAAGGGGTTGTACATTCGATTTCATCTAACGGTATGTTTTTACATGTCAAATTTAAAGAATTTGAATCTTTGGTTGTTTTTAATATCGACGGGAGATTGTTTAAATGGAACAAGAAGCCGACACTCAAAAAAGTCAAGTCAAAAAAATAACACAAGAGCCAGCTTTTATTTTCTGGCTTGGAATGGTATTCGGCATGATAATTACAGCGGGCGTGTTCGGGCATGATGTTGTACCAAAAAGTATGCTTAAAAAGAAAAGTTTTTATATGGACGGTAAATATTATGAAATAAAGGAGTTAAAATGAAACTGCAGGTAGAAATTAAAGCTATTCTAAACGAGGAAGATCCATCTTATCGAACTATTACGACACTTGGCATTGAAAAGGCCGTAGAAAAGTTTAAAAAAGATCTAGAGTCTAAAGGTGTGTCTAGCCTTGAACTTAAAATTACGGAAGTAAATGAATAATATTTATGAAGTTTACGCAACATGATATTGTCCTTTACAGAGGAAACAGAGCAAAAGTTTTAACTGGTTGGCATTCTATCTCTGGCAAGCCTAAGTATCGAATCGAGATACTTGACGGCGCCGCCAAGGGCATGTCCCTTGAAGTGGTAGAAGATAGGCTTGAAAAAAGCAATGATTTGTGGGATGCAGAGGATAAGTCGAACTATATTTTAGGGGTAGATACTGAAAAAAGATGCCCTTCCTGCGGCTCCAATTGGGTGGTAACTAGGTTTAACGGTAAGGTGTGGTATGACTGCACATATTGCAAAAAAACCAAGGAAGAAATTATGAAGCAGTATCCTCCTAAATTTAACCACCGCCCTTAGGAGAATTAAGTGCCTATTTTTACCGTAGAGTGTGTTTTGGGCTGGATATTTTTATTAATATTTTTATACCATACCCATTTACAAAACTTTCAAGATGGGATATTCTTTGGTGCGGTAGCTTTTGTTCTGTTCGTGGTAGATATAATTAAGAAAATATGGAGGATTAAATGAAAAAGCCAATTGTCATTGGAATTGTAGCGCCAAAGCAGGCAGGCAAGTCAACCACCACCAACATGATGGCTGAGTTTGCTAATGTAAAAGAATCAGCCTTTGCCGATAAGCTTAAAAATTCCTGCGCCAAAGCTTTTGACATCCCTAGACATCATTTTGACGATCAAGACAAAAAAGAGACTCCTTTTGAAACGCCTAAAAAGCTGGATCTTGACAAGATTAGCTCTATTTTGAAGGATTATGACGCTCCAATGAATAGTCAAACGGTAAAATCCAAAATTGTGGGTATGGAGCTGTACACCCCGCGACACATCGCCCAAATTGTTGGCACAGAGCTTCTTCGTGATGGCGTGTCTAAAAACATTCATATTGATAATGTAATTATTTATCCAGAAGCAATTACCGTAATTAGCGATACTCGCTTTGAAAATGAATATGAAGTGATGAAGCAAAGAAGCGATATTGAGTATCACGCCGTTTATGTTTATAGAAAACAAGCGGAAGATGCGGCAAGGATGTCAAATCATCCGTCTGAAACGGAATTTTTTAAGTTTAAGGATAAGTGCCACCTAATTGACAACAATGGGGACCTAAGAGATCTAGAGCTTAATGTTAAAAAGTTTCTAGATAAAATCTTAGTTAAATAATATGGAAAAAATGACAAAAAAAAGAGTCAATAGGATAAAAAGCAAACATCTTATTAATGTTGAAGATGTTTTTGTTGAAATGGAGCGCAAATATTACGCAAAAAACATCAATAAAAACGACTTCTTACTGAAACTGGAAGGCTTAAATCCTTTTAAGAAGGTCGTAACTGAAGGGACGGACTACTATTATGAAGGGGTTGATAGCGTGGTTCGTTACAGAAACAGTGAGGACTGCAAAGAGCTTACAATTAAAAATAGGCTAAGTTCTAAAACCATACTCTCTAGAAAAGAAGTTGACCTTGATGTTTTTAATAACCTTGAACTAAACGTATTTACCTTTTTAAAAGCTTTGGGGTATAAAGAATCTTTTAAAATATATAAAAAATGCGACATTTACTGGTTTAGGGATGAAGGAGTAGAGCTAAATGTTGTTTTTTATACTGTTTTTAGCGATTTTAAAGATCCAATTGATTTTATAGAGATAGAGGTAAAAAAGGGCACTAATTACAAAACAGGAAAAGCCATAATAAATAAATGGGAAAAAAAGTTAGGACTAAAAATTGGATGGAGAGTTTGTAAAAGTCTTTATGAGATATATTCTGGGAAATTAACACCTTTTGTTAACAAGTCTGATTTCTTCTGCGGATCTTGCGGTACAGTAAAGACCGAAGATTCTTTTTATTTAAGAGAGAGCGGTAAGCCAAAACAGGGCGATACGTGCATTGAATGCGCACAAAAATACTGGAAATCCGAAGAGGGTAAAGCAAAAAAGAAAATCAAAAGATCCCGATACGCATCGAAAATAGCAGCCTATAATAAAAAATATAGAGCAGAAAATAAAGAAAAAATAGTAAAAAGAAGAAGGGTTTATCTTAAAGAAAAATATCAAAAAGATCCTATTTTTAAAATTAAAACTGCCCTAAGGTCTCGAAATCTTTTGTTTTTAAAATCAAAGAAAATAAAAAAAACCAACAAAACCTTCGATATTTTGGGCTGTTCTGCTGAGTTTTTTAAGTCTTATATAGAATCTATGTTCTATGACCATCCAGTTACAGGAGAAAAAATGACATGGGAAAATAGAGGCAGAGGCCCTGACAAATGGCAAATAGATCATATAGTTCCTTTTGTTGATATCGATGTAACGAATGAAGAAGATGTAAAAAAGGTTTGCAACTATAAAAATATGAGACCCCTATGGGGAGATGAACATTTAAAGAAAAGTATAGAAGAAAGAAAAAAAGGTTTTAAAATACTAAAAGGAGCGGAAAATGGATAGTAAAACATACCTAAAAGAATCAGCAAGAACAGTTAGCGGTGACTATGATGCAATTGGAAGCAGAATGTCTCCTCCAAAACATATACATGTTATTGATGAGGATGAAATTAAAGATATTATCCCAAACCCTCAAAAACAAAAAATAATTGATCTTCAGCATGCGGCCCTAGGTATGGTGACGGAATCGGCGGAGTTTGCCGACATGCTTAAAAAGCATTTGTTTTATGGAAAGCCATTGGATGAAGTTAATTTGGCCGAAGAAATTGCCGATAATCTGTGGTATTGCGCCATGGCTCTTCGTGCTCTTGGGACTGATTTTGAAACTGTTATGGAAAGAAACATTGCCAAGCTAAGGGCTAGATATCCCGAAAAATTTACCGAAGAGCTTGCAGAAAACCGTAATTTAGAAAAAGAAAGAGCTATTTTAGAAGGAAAAGAGTAATCTTTACAATATGTTAACTCAACCACAAAGAATTGAAATTTCCAAGAAAATAATTTCGATCCCTAAGCAGATTGCGGCTGCCACAGAGGCTAAAAACCTTATTCAGACGGTAGATCTTCCAAAGGCTCAGGATCTTGATAATGGGAATAAGTCTCTGATTGATCAAAGAAAGCCGTTGATCGACGGATATCAGGCTGAACTTCAAATGCTTGACGGAAATGGCAGAACTGTTTTGGTTGAGCAGGACTATTTGGATGCTTCGGTCAGATTGCTTGGCAATAAGTTTTTTTACAATCAGCCGTCAGTTCCCACCCCTTCAATGCCAGACGGGGTGTGGAAAAACCTTATTCCTTTCCTAAAGGGGTTTGGTATTGGGAAAAACTATAACGAAGCTTATTCTGTTGTTCAAAAAGAGCAGGATTTGATTGATGCGTTTGACACTGCCGTAACTGCGTTTGAGACGTTTCATCCAATGGAAAGATGTACGGGTCAGAGAGCAATTGCAAACCCCAACCCTCCTCCTACAGATCTCATTCAGACATACGCCGCCGTACAGACTGCTTTAACCAATCTAATTACTGCAGTTAACAACTATGACGCGTTTTTGACGGCACAATCGGCTATTATTTACACGTTAGATTCAAACCTGACCAGACAGACTCAATCCAATGCCGCAAAGAGCAATATTGATACAATAATTAAACCAGCAATTGCTTTATGGCTTAGCTATAACAATTACAACACTTCGCACGGACAAACGACGATTGCTGGATTCTATGCGTATGATACAACTCTATTGGCCCCTACTAAGGGCAACCCGCTTCAGCTTAACGTATTAAAGGCGGCGGTTGTTGCAAGAAAAAACTTTATTGATAATACTAGAAAGCCGCAATTGCTTGGCTATCTTGGCAACGTAACTCAAGCAACCAATGGAGAAATTACGGCTCAATCGGGGCTTTATGGGGAGAGGGCTTTGGCGATTGTGCTAAGGCTTAATACAATTGGCGGGTCTTTGGCTAATATTGAGGGTCTGAAGAAGGCTATTCAAGCTCAAGATAATATTATTCAGTCTGGAAACTTGTCTTCTCAGGCTTACGATTTAGCCTTAAAGGCGTCTAAATTTATAGCGCCAGCCAACGGCACTAAGTCTATTCATGTGGAAAATTCTGGGATTTTCTCTGTTGGGGATTCGGTTTTTGTTTGCGCAGACGAACAGGCTGAGCTTTCAGGAACAATAGTTCAAATTGCTGGAACAAGAATTGATTTAGATTTTGAAGTGCCTCAAAAATATACCGCATTGAATAACTCCCGTCTTTATAAAGTTATTTAGTTCTGGAGACGTTCTCCATTTTTTCCAACATTTTAATTCTGATCTTGCCAAACTCAGCGTCGTAATCATTGGATGTAATTTTGTCTCCAGTCATCCTTTTGATGTCAAAATAAAGTCCAAGATCCTCAATCATTTTGTTGTACTCGTCGTTTAAATATTCAAAAATCACATCTTTTAGTTTTTCTCGGCCTATTTCCGAGTAGTATGGGCCACGAGTAATGTCATCTACAATTTTATCCGCTAACTTGTAAATTTCCATTTTAATCTTTTCTCCATAAAATTGATCTGTATGATTCTGTGTCCGCCCTTCCAAAAAATTCTTCGATGTAGTAGATGTAGTGCTTGTTAAAGCAGTACAGTCCGACTTCATAGGGGTGCATGATCGAGGATGGGCACCCGTCCCATAGATCATTTTGGGCTTTAAATATACCAATGTCAATAAAAAAATCGTGAAAAATATCATCTTTAGTATCCGTATGGTATCTGTATAAAACACAGTGTCCAATTTCGTGCATTAAAGTCTCCATCCGTCTTTGGTAGGAGGAATATTTCCAGAACTTCCTATCTATATCTATTTCTTTGGTTATTAAACTGCAACGACCAACAACTGGCGATTCTAGATCGGAAAATCCAATAGTTAGGTATTTTAACTGGCTTTGTTTGATGGAGCCTTGGGAAAACTCAATAATTTCAGACATATACGGTTGAAATTCAGAGTCTATTCCTTTATGTTTTTTGAATCCATACAAAGAACTGCAGCCACTCAAAAATAACACAAGCAACAATGTAAGTTTATTTTTCATGGTATATATTAAAGATTGCGAAAAAACAATCTTTATTACATATACCACCCCCTCCTTAAAAATCAAGGACATTCATGAGCAAGGGTTTATTTCCCAGCGTTGATAATTTTATCAAGAAGCAACAGGGTATAACAGATGTGTTGGGACGCAAGATCGCCAACCCTGTCTACCCTTGGAGTGATGCTGGCGGTCTCACGCCCGGCGATGACGTGTTCTTCCCGACACAATACATAGAGACTGAGAAATGGGATCAGGTCTTCCCTTATCGCTTGGTTGTAATCGACGCCAACAAGCCCGGCAACCCCATTGTCAATGGATTAAAAGGAACAAGTACAAGTCCAGTTAAAACCTCCTCTTTTAAGTCTGGAACTGACTATATCATATCTATATCTCCACAAGATAGGCAGTGGGTTTTTGAGCTTCCTATTACACCTCAACAAATTCAAATAGTTGACCAGTATGCCATTAACACTACAGCGACTGCCCGAGGCATTCTGGAAGAACATAATGGCGTTACATACAAAATGATTTCTATTTCGGCAACTACGGGTATTTTTCCGACCAGATCGACAACGGCTGGCGGAATTTCTTCGCCAAGCAATTTCGGATCTGTTTTTGGTGGAACACTTGAAGCCGCTCAAAACCTTAATAGAAGCCTAAAAGGGCTATTTACGGGAGAGGGCTCCAGCTCCTCTCAACCCGCTGGAAGGGTGAGTCCTACTGAAACTGGCTACTACAAGGCTATGTTCTTGTCCAACTTCTTGGAAAGATATGCGCAAGAAAAGAAAAAGCCCGAAAATAAAGGTTGGAGGCTTGTTCTAGATATTCCTAAAATGAGCACCTCTTATGTAGTTACGCCTGTTACGTTTGCTTTACAGAAGTCAGTTCAATCTCCAAACGAGTTTACTTTTTCATTACAGCTAAAGGCTTGGAAACGCGTTAAAATTAACCAATCCGAGTCTCCACAAAAAGAAGCTGCAAAACTTAAACCAAATGACTTTCAAAATATCTTAAGAAAAATTAGGTCTGCCCGATCCGTCCTTGGCAATACCATCAATCTTCTAAAGGCTGTAAGGTCTGATTTCCGAACTCCCTTTGAGGCTTTAAGGCAGTCGGCTTTGGCTGTTAAAGATTTGGCAGGTGTAGTTTATACTGCTGCAGATTTGCCCGGCAACATTGTTAACGACATTAAGTCCTCTATATCGGACTCTTTAAAAATTGTTTCAACGGCTTTCATCCGTGGCGCTGGTCGTCCTGCTGTGCCCGTAGTTATTCCGAAACCAAAATTAGGCTCCACCCCTCAAATTAAAATGGATTTTATCGCTTCGTCTATTAGATCAGAAAATATTAATAATGAAGGTCTTAGCCTAGCTCAAGTCAATGCGGGCGACTTAGGCAGTGACGCTAGAAATGCCGCGATTTTGAACGGCAGTAATGAGCTTTTTCAAAATCCAGAAGAATTTTTTGATCTGCTCGATTCTATAAATATTGATTCTTTAACATTAAGTCCTGAGCAAAGAGTTAGAATTGAAAATGAACTTAAAAAGACATCTTTGATTACAGTTGAAGACCTCAAAAATTATAAAAATAATTTACTTGAAACCGCTTTGCTGATTTCTAACAACTACGGAGCGGGAGATGAGCTTTATTCTCAAATTTACGGACTTCCTAAACCAAAGAAAAGAGTTCTTCCCTTGACAATAGAAGAAACAGAAGTGATTAGTGCTATATTTGAGGCAATTGAGGCCCTAGATCTTTTGACGTCAACACAATTTGTTGATAATGTTAAGATTCAGAACCCCCTAGAGTTTGTCGGAGGATTGGCAAATGAAGCTGAAATTGATTTTGCGGATGCTGACGGCAAGATTATTCAGCCCGTACCGTTTGGTCTGACTATTGAGCAAATCGCCGCTCGATACCTTGGGGATGCAAACAGGTGGCTAGAGATTGTAACTCTTAATAAGCTAAGGTTTCCTTATATTGATGAAGAGGGTTTCACCTACCCATTGTTGTCAAACGGAAACGGTAGGCAAATTAACGTAAATGACCAAGCTAAAAATATTTACATTGGCCAAACCCTTTACCTAAGCAGCAACGTTGTGACGCTTTTTAAAAGAAAGGTTATTAATGTGGAGAGAATTTCCGACACCAACTACCTAGTTACTTTGGACGGAGATGCCAATCTTGACAATTTAACCACCCTCCAAAAGGCAAAGGTTAAGGGGTATAAGGCCGGCACTGTTAATAGTCAAAACCAAATATTCATTCCAGCCACAGGTGCTGTAATTGAGGATGATTTGGTCACTATCCCTAAAAAGTTTAGACAGGACAATTTGGCAAAAATCAGTAAAGTTGATTGGCTATTAGACGAAAACGGCGATTTAGCTATCAATGAAGCGGGAGACATTCAGCTTGCAGCAGGTCTTACAAACCTTATTCAGGCTCTAAAAATCAAAATTAAAACCAGAAAGGGGTCGATTTTGCAGCACCCTGAGTTCGGCCTAGGTATTCAGCATGGTATATCTTTGGCAGACGTAGAGTCTGGAGAAATTTTGCAATCTTTTACTAAATTAATACAAGACGACCCTAGATATAGCGGAATCAATAGATTAAATATTAGACTTACAGGATCTAATACTTTATTTATCGATCTTGCCGTTAATTTGCCCAATGGGGCAGGGATCTTACCAATTACTTTTGAGGTTTAAAAATGGCAACTCCAACACCACAATCTTACGAGCAACTCATTTCTCAAATGTATGCCGCCTACCAGTCACGAATTGGTATCAACGACATCAATGTTGGATCTGCAGTTAGTTCATTTTTTGAGGTAGTGGCACAAAAGATTTATTTAGCAAACGCCTCAAATTTCTCTATTCTTCGAGACTACAATTTAGACCGAGCTTCTGGTGAAGCTCTTAAGAGGATTGCCGCTGAAGACCGAGTATTCCCCCTTCCAGCTAGGGTGGCAACGGGGCGAGTGAATATAACCGACTCCTCTTTTACAAAAAAATCTACTAAAGTTTATGCAGGTGCTGCCGCCCCAAACGTTGGATCGACTGTTATTAAGGTTTCCGACGCCTCAGGGTGGCCCAATTCTGGCGCTATCTATATCGGTCGCGGAACAAACAACATTGAAGGCCCAATCTCTTACTCGTCTATTACTCAGCTAGGTGGATTCTACCAGATCACCCTCGTCACCCCTACCACTAAATTCCACAACATTTCAGAAAGCGTAATCCTTGCGCAGGGCGGAAACCGATTTGTTCCCGCAGGCTCCGTAGTAATCGCCCCAGCATCTGGCGGAGCTGAAGACGTTAACTTCACAATCACTCAATCCGTCACAATGCTTGACGGGGAAAATGAAATTAAAAATGTACCCGTAGCAGCTCAAAAGCCGGGCGCCGAAGGGAACGTGCCAAGAGGAGCGATTAAGCGCTTCATCTCTCCCCCGTTTACTGGCGCTACCGTCACAAATGCAATCCAATTTACCACAGGTCGCGATGAGGAGTCCGACCAAGAATTGAAAGCTCGAGTTAAGAGAGCAAGACTTTCTAGAGGACTTGGTACTGCAATTGCCGTTCAAAATTCCGTGTTGGGGCAACAAGCCCCTGACGAAGCGGCTACGGTTCTTTCGGCAGAAATCTTTTCTTCTGCAGATGAGACCGTACTGTATATTGATAACGGTCAAGGCTATGAAGAAAAAACAGAAGGAGTTGGGGTTGAATTTATTGTAGATGAAGCCTTGGGTGGTGAAACTAACTTCCAACTTGCAACTGGCGGTCAGCAATCATCTGTAGCCAAAGCTTTTATTGAATCTAACGCTGTAGCTCCTTTCGCTATAATAGGCGGAGATAGACTCGCCATCTCTGTTGGCGGAGTTATTACCGAACACGTATTTAAAAATGAAGATTTCAGATCGCCCGGCGCAGCTACTGCCTATGAAATCATTTCCAGTGTTAACGCAAATCCTGATTTGAATTTCTCTGCTAGAACTTCAGAAAACGCCACAAAAGTTACGTTTTTTGCTAAAACTGAGGAAAGAGAGTACATTCAAAAAACCGAACCGTCAACAGGAAGGGATGCCGGATTTATTCTTGGACTTCCAGTTAACGAAGTAGAAACATTAAGACTTTATAAAAATGGTCAACTTCTTTCTAAAAACGGAAGATTTGCCACAATAGAATCTCAAAATCAACAAACTTGGTCTCCAAGCATTGCTTCTGGAGACACCCTTAACATTTCTGTTGACGGAACTCAATTTATCAACTATACATTTACGGACGCCGACTTTGCTAATGAGGGGACGTTCACTACAGTTAACAAGAACAACACTCTACAGTCATGGTGTAATGTCATCAATAATAAAATTGTAGGTATTACAGCGCTTCCAGCAGGAAATAAAATCAAAATTACATCGAATTTAGGGGCTGATAGCAGAGCTTCAATAGATATCAACCCTCTTTCAACATTAGTAACCAAGGGAATGTTTGCCCCTACTGGACTTTCGGTTAAAGGTGCGGCTGCTGACTTTAAACTTAGTCGCAATACTGCTCAATTTAAGCTTACTAAACCTCTAACCGCAGGCGACAGCTTGTCTGCTGGTACAGAAAGCACCAAAGCTAACATTTCCTCGGGCAATATTGTGGGAGGAACCGTTACGCTCACTCAAGACGGGTATTTCTGGTTGTTAATTGATGATCCGACTGCTAGCATTATTCGCACTGGAATGGCCGCTGACGTTCTTTTGAATGTACTTAAGCCCTCTGCAAACATTGTTAGATACCAGTCTTTAACTCCTGCAGTTTTCAACGCTGTTCAGGTGGGGGATTGGGTAATTGTAAGGTCTTTGGAGTTAAATGCAAACAACAGGTTAGAAGGTAGGGTACATGCCGTTACTCCTACTACCCTAGATATTTTAGTCACAGCCACTGAATATGCTGCTGCGGTAGCTCAAGGGCCGATCCTATTCCAAGATGGTTTTATTGTCGTAAGAACAAAAAGAGCCGTTCAGAAGCTTGCTATTTCAGCGGGAACTTATAACTTATTCCAAATTTCTGAACTTATTAACGCTGATTTGGTTGGAGCCACATGTTCAGTTTTGAATGATAAAAACTTAATTATCACCACCAAGACTGAGGATATAACAGGATCAGTATTGCTTGTTGATATTGACACTCAAGCTAAAATTTTGAACTTCACTTCGGGACAGTCTTCGGTTTCTGACTTCTCATTGTTTGGATTTTATGAATCTCAAAATAAAGAAAACAGCTTCCCTGCCTTTGTTCATTCAGAAATTTCTGGCGATGAGCCTGCCGATCCACCATTAACTTATATTACCTCTTTTAACTCTAGCGAAAACTTGGGCACTCTTGGTGTGTCAAAAAACTTGTTGGTTTGTGGCGCTGAGCCCTTTGACGCTCCTAAGGACAGTGTTATTAAAAATGAGGTCTCTCAAATTAGATTAATTAACGGTACTACGGTCGATATCACACAGACACCTATGTTTAGAAGGATGAGAACTGGCGATCGATATTTCTTGTGTACGCCCTATGACTTTTCTGAAGCGGATAATATAGTAGTTGTTTTGGATAATGACGTCACAAATAAGTCATTTCCCATACCCTTAAACAGAAAAGCTGCGACCAACCAGACCACTACTATTTCTAGTATTTCGTTTAGAGCTTACGACATTGAATCTGGCCCTGCTGTTGAGTTCTCTCAATATTTTGGTGCTGATTTTGATTTTTCAAACTACAAAGTTATGATGCAAGCTAGAGGTGTAATCCACCCTACCTATACACTTGTAGATGAAGACGCGGTATTGATTAGATCTAAAAGTCTCGGCTCATCTGGTAATAAAATCAGGGTTTCATACGAATATCCAACTCAGCCAAATCAAGGAATTACAGATACTGTTGCAGTTAGCGAACTGACAAAAATCTCTATCTTCTTAAAATCTGGAAATCCAGTTTCAAATACAATTGACGGGACAACCGAGTGGAACGTAACCATCACACCTATGGTTGGCTACGATCAAGTGACATACACTTGGAACGGAACTGGAACTAACCCAACAATTTCTGGAGCGCTTTCCTCTGGCGGATACGCGACCATTACTGCCGAAGGTGAGTTTTCTCCTCAAAACATTGGAACGTTTAGGGTTGTATCGGCAACCGCGACATCTTTTACAGTCGCAAGACCTACTGGTGCGGCGCTTGCTGAATCTAATGTTGCTACATTAACTAGCACCACCATAAGACTGTACGAGTCTGACGACACAACCGCGCAAGAAATAGTTGACTACATTAATGATAATCTTGCTGATTTTATTGAGGCGTCAATTATTGATGATAACGGGACTACAGGCTCTGGTGTTATTGATAAGTCCACATTTGAGGATTCTTTCTTTACTTCAGAGAGCGTAGCGCTAGTTGACGGCGAAAACTATATCTTGAGTAGCAACCTTACGGCGGTAGCTCCAAACGCTCAATTCACCTTTAAAACGCCATTGACAATGCCTTCTTTCTCTACTGCAACGCCAAACGCTTACGCATTTAACAATGGTGAGGTTATTAAACTTATCCCTACCACAGCCAAACAAGTAGAAGATTTTGTAAATGTTCTCGCGGTTTCTGGCGTTTCTACTGTAGGAACAATAAGGGCTGTAGCAAAAGAAAGCAGGGTTCAAATAAGGTCGGACGTTTTAGGATCGTCAGGTTCGGTTCAGGTTGCTGGTGGAAGGGGTAATCTTTCTACTGCTGAAGTTCAGCAAGCGGCAATTAAAATCGATGATCAATACGCTAAAGTGGTTGTTGAAAGATCATCACTCCTAGGCTTCCATGGCGGTCAATACGTCAAACTTAAAGCTCAAAACCTTCAGAAAAAAGATACAGAGTTTAGTGACACAAGCGTACTTGATGTCACCCCAAACTCGCCAATTGCTGGAAAAACTTCTATCACTATATCTAACAAACAGGCCCATGAGCTGTTTTTTGGTAAGCCCAAAACATTCATTCGCGATATAGGCACTACTTTTAGGGTAGAAAAACACGGTATTTTGACTGCAATTATTGCAGATCCCGGCACAAACAACCCACACTTCGAGAAAGATGTTGAATTTAACGATGTTTCGGGCGTTATTAATGTTTCTTACAACACAAACACTGGATTTGCAGAATATACCGCAACTTCTCCGCAAAGGAATTTTTCAGAAGTTCCAATAGGTGCAAAATTGACAATTTCTGGCTTTACAAATCCCGAAAACAACGGAACTTTCACTATTGTGGGTGTTTCTTCAAACAATAAGACCTTGGTGGTTGAAAACCCCGACGCGGTTTCGGAGTCTGGAACTACTATTTCTCCTGCCAATATATCTATTGCTGCAGAAGTAGCGGAAGGCGACACAGTTATTATTGATGCTCCATTCTCTGTTTTGAATAGAGGTACATTTAAAGTTATTAGAAGATTTGAGAATACCATTTGGATTGAAAACCCGTCCTCAGTTGAGGAAGATGTTGCTGTTGTTGCAAACGCAGTACCACTAACTTTTAACGGATCTACCCAATTTGATCTAACTATGGTTGATAACGGATTGAGGATTCAGTGGAACGGAAACGGAGCTAACCCATCCCTTTCGCTCGCTAAGGTAGGTCAGATAGCAACGCTTGGAACTGACTTTCATCCTAATAACCAAGGTAGCTTCTGCATTGTAGCTAAAGGTACAAACTTTATTATTGTGGCAAACGCTTTGGGTGTAAACGAAACTGCTATTCAGATATCTAACGTCTTCCAAATTCATAAGCCTTCTTTAAGGTTTTACGAATACGAGTCTACTGTTGAAAACGACACTTTTGTGGTTGGTGGGGATTTGTTGGGTGAAGCAAGTATTGGGCTTTATAAAGTTTTTGAGGTTTTCTCCGAAAATCGAATTATTGTAGATGGAATTATCGCAGCTATATCTAACTTCTCGTTGGGTAACAGAGCAGAAGAGATTTATGTTCAAGAACAATCTCCTTACTATGGTTATAAGAAAGTTTATAATAAGGCCGCAGACCCTGCAAACCTGAACCAAGGAATTTTGGTGTTCGACTCTGCTAATCAATATTTGAAGATCAATAAGGATGCGGGGGCTGTTAAGATATATTCTATGTCTAAGCTTGAATTCCCTACCAATATTAAAAAAGGGGTAGACTCTTATAGATATAACATAGGCCTTATTCGACAAGCTAACAAAGTTGTCTATGGCGAGCCAAGAGGTGGGGAGTTTGAGGGTGTTGCTGCTGCAGGAGCTGAAATCTTTATTCAGCCGCCACTAATTAGACGTATCCAAGTCTCAATTGTTGTAAGATTGAACACGGGCGTTCCTTTCACTAAAATTATTGAAAGGGTGAGAGATAGTGTAGCTTCGCTTGTTAACTCTACAGGTATCGGGCAGAGCATTCCTCTGAGTGACGTTGTTTCTACGGTTAACTCAATACCCGGTGTATTTGCCGTATCAATTGCGTCGCCATCTTACAGCCCAAGCCTCGATTTGCTTGTGGTAAATCCATCAGAGAAGCCGCTAATTATTGACCCAGTTGCGGATATTATTGTTTCTAAGGTTGGATCATAATGGACTCATCAGACATTAAAAAAGATTTAAGAAAAGCGCTTAACCCTATAATTAAAGGGCCAAAAACCGACGCTATTTTAGAAGCGTTGTCCTACCCGCTGTCTAATTTGGTAAAAAACGCAGAGTCTGTTAACAATATGCTCTATCTGGTAACCGCCGAAGAGCAATATTTGGATCAATTGTTGTCCGCTAAAGGCCTCAGAAGACCAGAAAACGTAGGTCTTTCAGATGAAATTTTTAGACAAATTGGTATTGAGATTGGCAATAGAAAGCAGGTTAGAAGCCTTTTAAACAAAATTCTTAATATTATTTTTGGAGAAGAATATGTAAGTGCGACGATTGATTCAAATTTTCCTCAGCCGTATGCGTTAGAGGATGGAGATACTTTAACTTTTGCTTTTGACGATGGCGAATCAATGACGGTTGTTTTTAAAACCTCTCAGTTTGCAAATATCGGTCAAGCAACGGCGGCGGAAGTAGCTGATGCTATTACTAAAGAAATTAGACGACTTGGTAGAAATGGAGCGGCAATCACGCTGGATTCTGGTAATGATGTGTATGTTCGTCTTATTTCTCAAACAATCGGCCCATCTTCTACTGTTAAAGTATTGGGCGGTAAAGCTCAAAACAAGCTTCAATTCGATCGAGTTGTTCCGACTTCAGGACTTCCAACTACCCAATGGACTGTTCAAAAACAGTCAAACGGAAATATAAGATTGATTTGGTCAGCAGGCCCTAATCCCAACATTGGACTTATCAACAAAAACGATTACGTTAACATCTATGGCGCATCATTTCAACAGGACAATAGAGGGACGTTTACAATTGTTGCCGTTAAAAGTGGTTCTGTTGGCAATGCTTATGTAGAGTTTCAAAACCCAATTGCCGTTAACGAAATCGTTCTTCAAGGTACTTCTGACGGAGTTCTCTTTTTTACTCCAACTCGAAAGATACTAAGCAGTAAACGGACTTATGCTGCTGTTTATCAAACTGAATCCAGATTAATCGAAATTTTTATGCCCGCCACAACTAAGGTTGTGCGAAGGGATAATGTTGGTGCGTCTTATTTTCAGCCTCAACTCCCTTCTCCTGACAATATCAAAGGGCCATATCTCTGGGATCTTTCAAAAGAATATCTTATTGGCGAAGAAGAATGCAACACTACACAAATCATCGACTCCAACACGGAAAGTATTGTTTTTGTAGATGACGCATCTGAAATACCTGACGATCAAGGACACCTGATTTTTGGTTTTGGAACGGATAAGGAAGAAGGCCCAGTACCGTATCTTGGTAGGCCTTCCTCTAACTCTCTTATTATTAACCCAACTTATAACTTTAAATTTGTACATGATGTAGGAACAAACATCTCATACGTAACCCAAAACTTTCCATACACCCCTGACGCCGACGGATCTGACTTCGGTCTTTATTTGACTGACGAAGTGAGCGGTAGAATTTATGCGGAAGAGTTGATTGAGCTAGTAAAAGCGACAGGTATAAGAATTGCAATTACTATTCTTTATCCAAATGATGAGGGGTATGGTAAGTGGGGTACGGAAAATTCCGAAATTAAAGTTATTTTTGGGCCAGATCCAGAATAGGTGGAAATATGCCAGTTTTAACAGTAACGGGTGCATCGGTTAAGATTTATATCGGCGGTGTTCTTTTTCCAGAAGCTCAAAGTTTGAGCTGGGCAATAGATTATGGGGAAGACCCCATTTACGGAATTGATTCACCATTTCCGCAGGAAATTCGCCAAACAAGAATTTCCGTTCAAGGTCAAATAAGCGGGATAAGGCTAAGGCTTTCTGGCGGAATACAATCTCGAAACGCAAGAACTTTAATTAAAGACTCCCTTCAAGCGCCGTACACTTCTATACGCATAATAGACAGAGCGACCGACGAAGTATTGCTTTTTATTTCTCAAGCAAAAATTACCAATCAGTCCTACTCAGTCAGTGCTAAGTCTATTATGCAGATTAGTTTTGGATTTAAAGGGATTATTCCTCTAGAGGCTAACGACCTTGCCTGAGATCGCACCAACTAGAGTGCATGCTAAGTGAAGACTTTTTGCCATAAGCTTTCCAAGTCCCACAAGTGCAAACAGGTTCTATAGGTTTAGCTTCCATTTTTTCCTTTTTTGAATCAAAAGAATATGGAAAACCTTTAAATTCTTCAAAATTAAAATCTTTAGGAAAATTTATCATCGAATACTTAAGAGCGTCGACAAAGTGGGAATCATCGCCGTAATTACTGTCGCTTCCGTAACTATCTCCACTAAGATTTGCCGTACCAAAATCATCGTCAGAATCTTGGTTGATAAGGTTTATGTAACCTGCCGTAATTATGTCGGAAAGGCTATGGATTTGTTTGCTAATTTTGGCCCATTGAGATGCTGTTATTTTTTTCATAATATAAAAATATCATATTTTTTTGTAAGGGTCAATATTCCAACCATCATTATTTAATATTTTTAGTAATTCTAAGTAGTTATCCATTAAGGTACTGTCTTTGGTGTTGATTGTTTTAAACTTAAAACCCAAAGCAATATTCATAGAGTCGATTTTTTCAAATCCTTCGCAACCACCAAAATCCTTGTTTATAAGAAGAATATTGGTCATTTTACATTTTTGCTTAATTGATTTGTAAACCCTTGAAATTTCTTCATAATCATGAAAAACTGAGTGAATTTGCTTTTTTTCTTCTAAGTCTTTAATTATTGGCTCAGCAATACCGCCAACAATAAAAATTAAGTTATTATCTTTTTCGAGTAAGGTGTTGATTTCATTGAGTTTTTCTAATATATGGTTTTTGTTGCAAGTAGAATTTATGTAATATTTAGAAATTTGCAAATTATCATTAAAGTAAATTTGTTTAAGTTTGTTAAAGTAGAATTCTGCTTCAAAATCCGAGTCGTAGTTTCCATCAATCGAGAGTAAATAGTTCATATACTTATATACCACAACAAAAGCAATCTTAAAAATATAACCCATCTTATGGTATATATCTACAAATCCTCCCTTAAATAGGCATAGAAAATGGCAGTAAGAAGAAGTTATAACGCTTTGAATCAGGTCAGGGTTTCAGTACCTGATATTAAAGGTATAGAGTCCGCAGTACGTTCTGATTTTGACGAATTACTTAAGGGCTTGGTTACAGGTCTTAGCAAGTCTTATGTTGTTAAAGGGTTTGAAATTGAAATGGCTGGAAGTATTGGCTCTAGCGCCACCAGCCTTCAAGTTATTGTTGAAAACTCAACCATTTTAAATGGAAATTCAACCACTTCTGGTACTTTTTATGTAGTTCCGAGCGGCACTCCAGCTCAAACGCTAAGCTCGACCATCAATCCAAAAGTTGTTGGCTCGTTTACGCCCGGCTCGCAAAACTACATTGGTCTTGAATATGTCCGTCAAGTAGATAACTCTACCTCCATCCAGCGCTATTTTTGGTCTCCCGCTACTAAATCTGAGTTTGTTAAGACGGCGCCTCAAGCCGAGCTGATGGATTATAGATTTATTATTTCGTCCTCTATTTTTGCACCAAACGTTCTTCCTATCGCTATTGTTGAAACGGATAATGCTAATAACGTGCTATCTGTCGAAGATAGAAGACCTATGCTTTTCCGTTTGGGGACTGCTGGAACTCTTCCTCCAAATCCCACATATCAGTATCCATGGAATAATCATGTAGAGGGGCGAGCAGAAAACGTATCCAAATCAACATCGTCCAACGTCTCACCTTTCCGTGGTGGTGATAAGCAAATTTATAGCCTAAAAGAATGGATGGATACCGTCATGTCCTCTTTCAAAGAGTTGAAAGGGACGACGTACTGGTATTCTCCAAATGTTGGCGGATCTATAGTTAAGCTTCGTCAAGATCTTGCAAACACGGTCATTACTGGTCGCGGTCAAATATCTCATAGCAGCACTGTTGCTGGTCGAATTAATTGGGATCAGCCAATTCAAATTGCTCTTGTTGGATCAAGGCTTTCTTTTCAATTATCCGCAAACCCTTCAAGCAGTGATATTACACTTTCTGACGAGCAAGTTGCGTATGTAAATTTAATACGCGGTGTTAACATTACGCCAAACCTCATTTTTGTAAATGGAAGCACAACTGTCACATCTGTCGGTGGAGTGTCTTGGACAGCTTTGCTACAGGCTGGCGACTGGATTAAATTAGCTGTCGATGACGATACAAAGTATTTAAAAATTCAATCTGTAGATTCGGCTTCTCAAGTGACTCTTAGCACTGCCTATCCCTACACATCCACAGGGCCTTCTGGAGCTAAGTCTCAGTATGCTTTTGGGGTTTACCAAACTCATCCATCCCCCTCGACAGATCGACACATTCGAGTTGCCAATAGAAAAGATGTTCCCTTTACAGAAGACATTTTCTGGTTTTTGTTGAGGTCGGACAACGGCGGATCAATGCCCCGAGTTTATGTTCGGTTTATCGGTTCCGAGCTAGAACAGGGCGAAGATAGAGATATTTCTGACAATACGTCAAAAGATATTCTAACATATATCGGTTCCAACAGTGAAACGGACAATTCTCCCGAGTATTCTAACAAGCTAGGCGCTTTAGTATCTGAAGTTACAGATATTACTGTCCCAGCGGCCTCCTCCATCACTTCTGGCCAGTACATGCTAATTTATAGCGGCCTTGACCTTAGCGAATATTATATCTGGTTTAATAAGGACGGTTTGGGTGGAAACCCTAATGTTATTGGTAAAATACCGATTGAAGTTGCTATTTCCACAGGTGATACTGCTAACCAAGTAGCTGCAGCCCTACAAACCGCAATAAACGGCGTTTCCGATTTTAACGCAACTGTTTCTGGCGCTACTGTAACAGTTACCAATACTGATGCTGGCGAAACTACAGACGCCTCTAACTTTAACGTATCTGGAGCTACGGTTACAGTTGTAACGCAGGGTGATGGCGCTCCAAACAATTACATTAGTGACGGCGACAATCTCACTTTGTCTATCAAAAAGCTTGATAAAAAACTTAAAGAGCTTGCGGGCAATGAAATTAAGATTTACGAAGAAGTTTTAAACGTTGTTTCTGGATCACCTGCTGACGATAATGAGGTTACAGGGCCCATCAATTCAGGCACTAACCTAACTCTTCCTTATGACTCTCACCAATCTAATGCAGTTAACGGATATGTAGTTGGCAGAGCTGATCTTGAGGTTTTCTTAAATGGTCAAAGGTTAGTTGTTGGCTCGGATTATTCAGAGGTTGGAACGCCAAATACTGAGTCGGTAACTATCCAAATCTTGCAAAACCTTGTGGTCGGTGATCAGCTTCTTTTCCGCGTTGACCCGGGCAAGGCAGCGGCTTCAGTTGGAGGTTCTGGAGAAATTAATACAGGTTCAAACCTTGGCTCTGGAGCTTCTGTATTTAAAAACAAAACAGGCGTAGTTCTTAACTTCCGTAGAATTCAAGCAGGATCTGGCGTAACTGTAACTGAAAATGCAAACGATATTACGATTTCTGCTGCTCCAGCAGCTCCAACATACAATGTCGTAACGGTTACAGGCACAAACTATTCCGCTACTGCTGCCAACGATTACATATTGGTTAATAATTCTGGTGCAAACAGAACTGTAACTCTCCCAACCGCCGTTGGTAACACTGGAAAGCAAATTACAGTGAAGAAAATTGATGCGGGTAATACGTTATTTGTAGCAAGTATTTTAAACCAAACAATTGATGGAACTGATGCTACCGTCACCCCCTATTCAATTATTACTCAGTACGAAACCCTTACGCTTTTAAGCGATGGAACAAGTTGGTGGATTGTTTAATATTTAAATAAAGAGCATTGAAATATGACATACAGACCGTATTCAGCAATTATAGCAGAAGCCCAAGCTTCAAACTCCAATTTGGTGGCGCAAATGAAAAACCAATCTGGTTCTACAATTGCCGCCTTAATGCCCGTATCTGTTGATAATAATGGATATATCGTACCAATCGATGTTTCCGATGAAGATACAATTTTTTCAGTAGTAGGGGTTACTCAAGCTTCTATTGCAAACAACGCTTTAGGATCTGTTTTGTTGGCAGGAAGAATTGAAAACATATCCATATCTTTTGCGCATGGCGACAACGTTTACGTATCCAAAACTGGAGATTTGACTAATCAAACACCTCAAATTGGAATTAACGGTTTTGTAGCGGGAGATGCCATTATAAGGGTTGGGGTTATAGCAAGAAATACAAACACACCATCTAACAAAGATTTGTTGGTAAAAATACAACTAGTAGGGAAGCTATAAGTTATGGAAAGAATTAGAAAAATTGATATAGAGTCTGTTTCCGAAGAGCAGTTTTTGGAAATCGAAAAAACACTAAAAAAGAAAGTAAAAGAAATAATCGATCAGTCTGTTTCTGAAATGAATAAGTATTTGAATATATATGGGCTAGAAGTGCTTTTAGCGGTTCAAATAGTGAAGCAGGGGGAAAGCAATCTTTTAAAAGAGATGAGTAAAAACACATCATTTGAATAAAAAATTTATAGGAGGGATAAGTAATGGATATTTCAAAACTTTCACGATTAATAGGTGGCATTCACAGAGATGTGGATCTTACCGCCAACACGCTTGTTATGCAAAACATCAAGTTGAATCTTGGTGGTGCAAACAATGTGACTTTTGCGGGATCTTTAACTGCAAACCGCACAATTACAATGCCAGACGCCAACGTCAACTTAGGGCATATCTCTGCGCTCTATACTTTGGCTGGAGTTACGGCTGGTGACGTTGATCTTGGTTCGTTTACAGGAACTACAATCCCTAACAACTCAACAATCAAATCGGCCCTCCAATCTTTGGAAACTGCTATTGAAAACGTCAGCGTTTCCCCTGATTTCTTGGATAACGTCTTCAGAATTTCAGACGACGTAGATAATACCAAAAAGATCGCATTCCAAGCTTCTGCAATTGCAACTGGCACTGTTAGAACAATTTCAATGCCAGATGCTAACGTTAACCTAGCTGACGTTAACGTTGCCATTCTGCAAGACGGCTCTCGTGCGTTTACAGCCAACCAGTCAATGGGTGGCTTTAGGCTAACAAACCTTGCCGCTCCTATTGCTAGCTCTGACGCTGCGACTAGAGCTTATGTAGATAATGCAATTGAAGGTGTTAAACCTAAGGAAGCTGTTCGTGTTGCTACTACAGCAAACATCACCCTTTCAGGTCTTCAAACTATTGACGGCATCACTCTTGTTGCAGGCGACAGAGTTCTTGTTAAAGACCAAACCGCTCAAGCCGAAAACGGTATTTACGTTGCCGCGGCAGGCGCTTGGTCAAGAGCTGCAGACTTTGATCAACTCACCCCTGTTAACGAAATTAAAGGGGCCTATGTCGCCGTCTCTTCTGGTAACACTCACGCAGGCAAGGTGTTTGTTTGTAACTCTGACCCATCTACTTTAGATACAGATCCTATCACTTTTGTATTCTTTAACTCTATCGCAGCCCTTAACGCTGGCGATGGTATTTCTCTTGTAGGTACGACCATTGAAGTTGATCATGACGGTCAAGGTCTTCAGTTTGTATCTGGACAGCTTGCTCTTGAGCTTGACGGCTCTACTCTTTCTAAGTCTGCTTCAGGACTTAAAGTGGCTGATGCAGGAATTGCTGCTTTACAATTGGCTGCAAACTCTGTCATCACAGCTAAGATTCAAGACGGTGCTGTTACCGAAGATAAGCTTGCCGCTTCTGTTGCGGGCGCTGGTCTAACTGGTGGTGCAGGATCTCCTCTGGCTGTTGGCGCTAACGCAGACGGTTCGATCCAAGTTAACGCAAACGATATTGCTGTTAATAGCGCTCCTCTTATCCGTAGAACCATGGTTGCAGGTGAGGCGTTTGCTGCCAACACAACATGGCTTGTAAGACTTGCAAGAGGAGGTGAAACTGCTGGCAGAATTTACAAAGCAGATAAAGACGCTTCCTCTAACGATAATTTCTATGTTATCGGCATTGCTTTCTCTTCATCTGCGGTTTCGGCTGGTGATAATATTACAGTTATTATGCTTGGCGAACACTCACTGCAAACTTCTGACTCCGCCTTCTTGGCTGCCGATATTGGCAAACCTGTTTTCTTAACTGCTTCAGGTGCTTTCTCGGTGACTGCCCCAACCGCTAACAATGATGCTGTTGTTAGAATTGGTTTGGTGCAAAATACAGATCGTTTGTGGGTACAGCCTCAAGTTATTGGAGTATTATAAAGGTATTAACTAATGGCCCGTTTTACTCGTATTGTTAATGGAGTGCTAAGATCTTTTGATGAATCGTCGAGCCCGACAATATACGATGAATATCTTCTCGTTGTGTCGGGCTCCCCATCAAACAACAACGAAATTACGGGCCCAATAAACGCTGGTGTAAACGTCACACTCCCCAACGGTGGGCAATACACTGACGACGAATTGATGGTTGATTTAAACGGTCAATCACTTGAAAATGGATTTGATTTTAACTATGTTGGGACACCTCCTAGAACTCAGGTAGCTTTTACCTTTCAGCTCGTGGTCGGTGATAGGTTATATTTTAGAAAACATAGGAACTAAGGGGTTTAAATGTCTACCAAGACTGATCTTAGGCAAACAAAATATGTTGGCGGAATTGATCAACTAGCTACCACTCAGACAACTGAGGGTGACAATATTGTACAGTCAATTAACAGCGAGCTTACACCTCTACTCCGCTTATCTGCAAGCTCCCCCGTATCTCTAGTTGTTAACGTAGGCGGTGGCGATCTGTTAAACGCCGAATCAAATCGTCGTAGAGCTATCCCTCATATTGGAACAGCCTATGTTCAGTTCACCTCTGGCACTGTAACCTTCCCTGCCTCTTCTGGTGGAAACATCACATGCTCTCCCGGCGGCACCACAGTGCTTAACGTAGCTAGCGGTAATTTTGCGGCAGTTCTTGTTTATCTTGATGGAGCTGGAAATTTAAACACTGTAGTGGGAACTGACGCTGCTACGGAATCCGCAGCTATCACTAACCTTCCACCTGCTCCAAAAAAGACTTTAGCTGCAGGTTTTGTAGTTGTACAGAATGTAGGTGGAACCATTCAGAATATAGCGCAAAACAACATTCGCCAATTTGGCGCAGGTAGCGGAGGAGGAGGCGGTTCAGGAGATGCCTCTGGTCTTTTAGAAGATTTTAAAAATCAATTAGTTGATTCTTATTATAATTTTTTATCTGCTGAAGATTTTGGAAATACAACAGATCTTGTTGATTCAGGAAATACTACCGCCGTGTATAATTTGCTATCTAGCTCCTATCACATGGCAACAGGTCAAAAACTTACAACTGAAAATTTATTAGATAGCGGCTTTTTTGATTTTAAGCAAGATATTGACCAAGCTATGGTTACTTTACGGTATGTGGATGGGTATGTAGATACAAACCCAACCGTAAAACTAACAAGAAATAGCGGAGTTACTTGGCAAACCGTCACAATGTCTAGAAACGGACAGACAGAAGAGCTTAGCGGGGTATTGGATTTTGCAAACGAAACTCTCACACAAACTGCTACCTATACCGTAACAGGCAACAGAACCTTAAATACTAGCTCACAACAAAAGCTTGCTCAAATTTTAACTATTCCAGCCAATACATTAAAATTAGTAAAAGACTTTACTTTTAATGTAACTAAAACAGGCAGCCCCAATGGAAAGCTAATAGTTAAGCTTGTAAAAGAGGTTTCTGGCAACCCCTCTCTTTTAGATGCCAACCTTATTAGCACAGTAGAAAAGGATATGTCAACTATCTCAACAGGCACTGTGACTGTAAACTTCGGAAACCAGATACTTAAGTCAGGAAACTATTACCTTCTTTTTGAAACCAATACGGCTTATCAAAACTCTTTTGTGTCTGGCACTACTGAATTACAAATTAGAACAAACACGATAACTCCAGATGCCAAGGCTTACAACGGAACCTCTTGGTCGGCAATTTCTGGCGAGTCAATTCAGTATAGATACACTTATAAAGACATAAATCTAAAGCTGGAAGTAACCGCAAGTGCCGCCAGTAGGCTGCTTGGGTTTGGAGTTTTATATCAAAAATTAAATGAACTTGTTTCGCCAGTATCTTACGACCAAATTATAGTGGGAAGCTCAGCTCAAGTAGACGCAGGGCTTGCCACACACTCATCTTTACAAGACGCGTTAAATAGTGTAGGATTTAATAAAAGAATAAAAGTTTTAGCCGAAACTATTTCTGAAAACGTAACATTATCGCAAAACGACGTGACAATTGAAGGAGACGGTAGAGGTTCTGTTTTATCTGGAGATTTGACAATATCTGGAAATAATGTGGTTATTGAAAAAATGAGAATAACTGGAGATGTAACTATTAGCGGAAATTCTAATTTCTTAGATAAAGTATGGTTAAGTAATAGCTCAAATTTGACTGATAATGGCGAAAACAACTCTATTACTGGAATTTTGGAGTAAAGTATGAAATTTAAGATTAATAACGGCATCATTGAAAATTCTTCAAAATTTTCAGGAACAGATGTTGGTGATATGTTTAAAAGTATTTCCTATGTAACAAATAGGAATTACAAGTTTAACACAATTAAGACTGGGTCTACCGAAACGCCTTCAGGTTCGTATCCGGGGGGTACTTCTTTTGCCGGGGGAGTGCTATTGCCTGATGGTAAAGTATTTTGTGTACCTTATAGCTCAACCACGGCTAGAATTTATAATCCTGTAACTGACACTTTAACTACTCCTTCTGGAACATATCCGGGTTCTGGTGCTTTTGCTGGAGGAGTGTTATTACCAGATGGAAGAGTATTTTGTGTACCTAATAACTCAACTACAGCTAGAATTTATAATTCAGTAACTGATACTTTAACTACTCCGAGTGGTACATATCCGGTATCTGAAGCTTTTCTTGGTGGAGTATTATTGCCTGATGGAAGAGTATTTTGTGCACCTTTAAACTCAACTACAGCCAGAATTTATAATCCAGCAACTGATACCTTAACTACACCAAGCGGGACATATCCGGGATCTGGTGCTTTTTCTGGAGGAGTATTGTTACCAGACGGAAGAGTATTTTGTGTTCCTCGCAACTCAACTACAGCCAGAATTTATAATCCAGCAACTGATACCTTAACTACACCAAGTGGGACATATCCGGGATCTGGTGCTTTTTCTGGAGGAGTATTGTTGCCAGACGGAAGAGTATTTTGTGTTCCCCTTAGCTCAACCACGGCTAGAATTTATGATCCAGTAAATGATACCTTAACTACTCCTTCTGGTACATATCCGGGATCTCAGGCTTTTGGTAGCGGGGTATTATTGCCTGATGGTAGAGTGTTTTGTGTGCCTTATAACTCAACTACAGCTAGAATTTATAATCCTGTAACTGACACTTTAACTACTCCTTCAGGTACATATCCGGGATCTCAGGCTTTTTCTGGAGGAGTATTGTTACCAGACGGAAGAGCATTCTGTGTACCTCTTGCCTCAACCACAGCTAGAATTTTGTCAGGCAGTTTTGATAAATATACCAACCCTAACCAACTTCCTCTTCATATTTTGCTATCACCGTATTTAAACAAATTTTAAAAGGAGAAAAAACATGAAAACATTGAAAGTATTTAATAATATAGCAGAAATCATAGATAACAATATTGTCGAATGTCGCCTTAGCAGGCAAGACGAAAAAAGCGAAGAGCTTGTTCAAGAAATGATTTCTTCTGGAGAATATAATGTTATAAACATAAACCAATCACCAGATTTGGCTAATGTTCCAGAAAATTTTGATTGGACGCAATCGTTAGAAAATTAAAATATAAGTAAAGGATATTGACATGTTGAAAATAGTAGGAAACCTTTTTCAAGGTTTAAGCTCTAAAACAAGTGAGCTAAGGCCTGATATTACTAAAATTTTGCGCACTGTTACAAAAAGAAATAGGGATCACACTGGTCAATACTTTAACGCTCAAAATGCTTTTGTTGAAACTCCTGCTGGTACATATCCGGGATCTCTTGCTTTTGCTGGAGGGGTGTTGTTACCAGATGGAAGAGTATTTTGTGTACCTAATAGCTCAACTACAGCTAGAATTTATAATCCAGTAACTAATACTTTAACTACACCAAGTGGGACATATCCGGGATCTAATGCTTTGGAGGGCGGTGTATTGTTACCCGACGGAAGAGTGTTTTGTGTGCCTCGTAACTCAACCACAGCTAGAATTTATAATCCAGTAACTAATACCTTAACTACACCAAGCGGTACGTATCCCGGATCTGATGCTTTTATTGGCGGTGTATTACTGCCTGATGGAAGAGTATTTTGTGTTCCCCTTAACTCAACCACAGCCAGAATTTATAATCCAGTAAATGATACCTTAACTACTCCTTCAGGTACATATCCGGGAACTGGCGCTTTTGTTGGAGGAGTGCTATTACCTGATGGTAGAGTGTTTTGTGTGCCTTATAACTCAACTACAGCTAGAATTTATAATCCTGTAACTGACACTTTAACTACTCCTTCTGGAACATATCCGGGTTCTGGTGCTTTTGCTGGTGGGGTGTTGTTACCTGACGGAAGAGTATTTTGTGTACCTTATGCCTCAACTACAGCTAGAATTTATAATCCTGTAA